CATATATGCAGGCCAGTGGATCAAGGATTACACTCTGGCTATATGTAAAACCATACTAGGCGAAGCTCGCGGCAAATTTGCTCAAATTGCTGGCCCAGGTGGCGCAGGTGGTCTAAATGGCACAGACTTAAAGTCCGCAGGCAAAGAAGAAATTGAAAAGTTAGAAAAAGAAATCGAAATGTATGTTACTGGGCATACTGGCACTTATACTTTTGTAATTGGTTAAAGAAAATATTGACTCTGTAATCTTTTTGTTATATAATACACTATACGAGGTGTTTTATGATCATAGGCGTGTGCGGTTTTATCGGGGCGGGAAAAGACACAGTGGCTGATTATCTTACTAATTTTCATGGATTTAGAAGAGAAAGTTTTGCCAATAGTCTTAAAGATGCAGTGGCTCAAGTGTTCGGTTGGGACAGAACCATGCTAGAGGGGCGCACAAAACAAGCCCGTGAATGGCGCGAACAAGTAGATCCGTGGTGGTCAGAACGCTTGAACATGCCTAACCTAACACCACGATGGGTATTACAATACTGGGGCACAGAAGTTTGTCGCAGAGCATTTCATGATGATATCTGGATTGCAAGTTTAGAAAACAAACTACGCACCAGCAAGGACGATATAGTTATATCAGACTGTCGTTTCCCCAACGAAATCAAATCAATCAAAGACGCTGGCGGCATTGTTGTTCGTGTTGTTCGAGGTCCAGAGCCTGAATGGTATGAAGATGCTGTCAATGCAAATCGTGGAGAAAATGGTAATTACTCTTGGGTCACTAGTCGTAGTAGACTTGAAAAGCTGGGTATTCATGCCAGCGAAACAGCATGGGTTGGCACTGACTTTGACAAAGTCTTAGATAATAACAGCACCATTGACGACTTATATAATCAAGTTATAAATCTGGTACCAGATCGCCCTGTGTCCAACGACTCCCTTCTTTATGGAGCACTCTCTGGCAGTTGGCACATACCGTCTTAAGATTTGCAGGACGACAATTATCTAGATCTCCGTCGATGTGGAACACATTAAACTGTTCCTTGTACTTAGATCTAAATCCACATTTTTCACAAGTGTCCTTTTGCCGGTAGCCACTGGTATACCACTTAGGTAGTCCAGTGCTTAGACCTCTAGCACAATGATCGCATTTAGACCTATAGTAAGGTTTTTTTGCTTTATAATAATTTATAGCCGCTGGTCTTAGACCACATTTTTTGCATAGACTTCTCATACCTGCCCTTTTCTTGCCCTTTTCTATATGTATTTAACCTTGGTATTTTAATCAAATCCACTAAATACTATTAGAACAAGGACTCAAGGAGATCAACAAATGGCCCAATTGGAATCACCAGGCGTAGCAGTTACAGTTATAGATGAAAGTTTTTATACTCCAGCTGCTCCCGGAACAACCCCACTTATTATCGTAGCATCAAAACAAGATAAACAAAACGGCGCAGGCACTGGTGTTGCATTAGGCACCACGCAGGCAAACGCTGGCAAAGTATATCTATTGACCAGTCAGAAAGATTTAGCAGACACATTTGGAACCCCAAGATTTATTACTGATAGTAATAACAATCCTGTACACGGTTCAGAATTAAACGAATACGGCCTGCAAGCAGCATACTCATATCTAGGTGTTAGTAACAGAGCCTATGTAGTTCGCGCAGACATTGACCTAGGACAATTAGAAGCAAGTGCAGAAGCACCCACCGGTGAACCTGTAAACGGTACTTACTGGGTAGACGTGGGATCAACAAAATTTGGTATTTTCCAATGGAATGGCGAACCTGCTAATGTAACAGGGGGCCAGACTTTTACAAATAAAGTTCCTCTAGTTATCACTGACGCCGCTAAAGTATTAGATGGAGGTCAACCAAGAACTAGTATAGGTTCGGTAGGAGACTATGCTGTAGTTGCAACTTCAAGTACTTTTAGAATCTGGTACAAATCACCAGCAATTGGGCAATATAGGCCTGTTTTGTGGGTAGAAGTAGGCAGTGCCGACTGGGTTAACAGCTGGCCTACATTGACCACTGGGGTCGTTGACCTTACTAATATTAGTGATCTATCTCAGTTTAATATTAACGATCAATTAATAACCATTGAAGCAGCCATTCCTGGAAGTCCTACACTGCAAGATATTGTAGATGCTATTAATTTAGATACTCCCGAAGGTACAGTTGCCGTCGTCCGCGCAGGCAGAATTCTTATATATTCTGATTTTGAACCAATTGTGATCGACAGCACCGGAATAGTCCAAGAAGATCTTGTAGATTTTGAAGCATTAGGGGTAGTAGAACCTGGCGTGGCAATCCCTGTTCCAACTATACAAATCTCAAAACATACTCAAGTTCCTAATTGGAGTTTAAAAGGTGACGAACCTCGTGTATCAGGAAGTGTGTGGATTAAAACTACTGAATATAATGCTGGAGCAAAATGGGTTGTAAAACGTTACGATTCTTCTACTTCATCTTGGGTAACACAACTGGCTCCATTATATCCTAATGGCTACTCGGCACTGTACGGTTTAGATGTAGCAGGTGGTGGCTCAAAACTTCCAATAAACACTCTTTACATCAAAACTAATGATGGCGAAAGTGATCCAGTAATAGCAGATTTTAAAGTATATCGTCGTAGTGCAGTTGGCGCAACAACTATCACATCGGATGTTATTACCGACACAACATTTACAGACGGTGTAACATATCAAGTAGCTATAAGAGAATCATTAAAGGGCCAAGATACTCTAGGTAATGAAGTTATTGTAAGCATTATTGGCGCTGACCCACTTGATCTTCCAAGCGGCGCTCTTACAAAAGCTCAGGCAGATGCAGAATCATTAGCAGCGGCGATCTCAGAGGCAACCGACATTGACGGCAACGGATTTTTTAATCTAACAGCAGAAGTTACTGCCCAAAATAAAGTTAAGATTACACATCTATTAGGCGGTGATTTTGAACTTGTAGACGACACTGCTCAACGAACTATTGCAACGTTATTTGTAGGTGACTCTAATTTCTTCGAAGCGCCACCGAGTATTCAAGACGATATTGAAGATCCTAATCATTTTTTAGCATCATTATGGAAACCACTAAGTGGTGCTGTGAACAGTATAACACAACCTACTACTGAACCAGAAGATGGCACATTGTGGTATAATTCGATATACGACGAAGTTGATTTATTAGTGCATAATGGTAGTGCATGGGTTGGTCTGCAATATGACGGATTAACAGGGTTATCGGATACAGCATCACCATTCAGTGGTACAGCAGATATTAACGGTCCTATTACTTCTTCTACAATGCCGACGAAACAAAGTGATGGCATAACAGATCTAGGTGAAGGCGACATATGGATTGATCCTAGCCAACCTGAATTTTATCCTTTTATTTTTAAGTGGAATACATCAACGTTTAAATGGGATCAGTTAGATACAACAGATGATACCACTGAAAATGGAGTTTTATTTGCAGATGCTCGTTGGGGAGTCGACGGCGGAACTTCTACAGTTGCAACAAAAAGCACTATTAAAGAATTATTGTCAAGCGATTACGTAGACCCAGATTCTCCTGTTCCTGCACTATATCCAAGAGGTATGTTGCTTTGGAACACACGACGATCAGGTTGGAACGTGAAAAAATACGTTAAAAATTATATAGAGACAGAGGCTGACTCAATTAATAGTCGTCAAGGTGGTGTTTCGACTACAAATTACTTCCCGCATCGTTGGGTAACTGAATCAGGTAACCAAGAAAACGGTGCAGGACGTTTTTCACGACAAGCTCAAAGACAAGTGGTGTTAGTTGCATTAAGAGCACTGGTCAACAGTAATCAAGAAATACGAGATGAAGAAAGTCGAGTGTTTAACTTAATTGCTGCGCCTGGATACGAAGAACTAACTGGACCAATGGTTAACTTAAACTATGATCGTGGATTAACAGCGTTTGTTGTAGGCGACTCACCAAGTCGTTTACCACCTGATGCTACAAGTTTAAGCAACTGGGGCACCAACGTTTACGGCAGTGTTATAGACGATGTACTCGGATTAGTTACAAATGATGAATACTTAGGTGTATTTTATCCATGGGGATTCACTAGTGATAACTTAGGTAAGAACATTGTTGTACCACCAAGCCATATGATGTTACGTACTATTGCTCTAAGCGATAATGTAAGTTATCCATGGTTTGCTCCTGCAGGTACACGCCGCGGTGGGATTACCAATGCAAGTGCAGTTGGATACATTGATTTTGTATCAGGCGAGTTTCAAAGCGTAGCACTGAATACTGGACAACGCGATGTACTGCAAAAAATTTGTAAAGTCAATCCGTTGACATTTATCACCGGTACAGGACTTGTTAACTACGGTCAATTGACTCGTGCTAGAAATGCAAGCTCATTGGATCGCATCAACGTAGCTCGACTAATAGTTTATCTACGTCGTCAACTAAACAATCTAGCAAAACCATATATCTTTGAACCAAATGATAAGATTACTAGAGATGAAATTAAACAAGCCGCTGAAAGTCTAATGTTAGAATTAGTTGGACAACGTGCCATATATGACTTCTTAGTTGTATGTGATACTAGCAATAACACGCCGACAAGAATTGATCGTAATGAACTATATCTTGACATTGCCATTGAGCCAGTTAAAGCAGTTGAATTTATCTACATTCCACTACGCTTGAAAAATACCGGTGAAATCAAAGGCCTTGGCGGCAAATAATTAGGAGATAAAAATGGCAATTGCAACACTTTCAAAATTTACAGTACCTTTAGCTAGCGATCAGTCAGCTAGCGCACAGGGTATGTTAATGCCAAAATTAAAATATCGCTTCAGAGTGATGTTTGAAAATTTTGGTGTATCAACTCCAACAACTGAATTAACTAAGCAAGTTATTTCAGCAGCTCGTCCTAATGTATCGTTCGCACCGCAAAAAATTGAAATTTACAATTCAACAGTTAACTATGCTGGTAAATACACATGGGCACCAATTGCTGTTAATCTTCGTGATGATGTCACTGGTGCAGTCAGTAAGTTAGTCGGCGAACAGATGCAGAAACAATTTGACTTCTTTGAACAAAGTAGTGCAGCCAGCGGTGCTGACTATAAGTTTACCATGCGTATTGAAATGCTAGACGGCGGCAACGGCGCCAATGCAGTCACTGTCTTAGAAACATGGGAATGTTATGGTTGCTTTGTAGTTTCAGCAAACTATCAAAGTATTGCCTATAGTGAGCAGACTCCTGCACAGATTGATCTATCAATTCAAATGGATAACTGTATACAAACTCCGCAAGGAACAGGTATCGGTTCAGTAGTGGGACGTACAATAAATACGCTGGCCACAGGCGGCGGTATTTAATAATAAAAGGACTGGCAACAGTCCTTTTTTATGGGTTGTTATTAACTACGTAGTTAATTTGGTTCGATAAATAATTACATGGCAAACTTATTCGAAGGCTTTCTAAACAACACACTTTATGGTGCTACACATCCTAAAGGGCAACTAGGCGACTTTCAACATGCTGCCCGGACCTTTACAGATGATACTTTTAGACTAGCACCTAAACAAAAATTCTTATTTCATGTTAGTTTTAGCATTAACACTGATGCTCTTAAAAACACTTCACTAGATCAACGACACCGTAATGAAATCAACCTCATGGTGAAGAGTGTTGCTCTACCAAATTTTACTATAAAAACAGAAACGGTAAATCAATACAACAGAAAAAAGATTGTACAAACACAAATAGATTATCAACCAGTTTCTTTTAAATTCCACGATGATAACATGGGGTTAGTAAATCAATTGTGGCAAAACTATTATGGTTACTACTATGCAGATTCAAGAACAGCAAAATCAATCCCTGGATCTTATAATAGAACTAGTATGCG